CTATGAAAGTTTTCACTGATGTTACCAAGGCTTTCGGGTTCATCCCGTAGCCGACGACGCTGATCTCCATGAGGTCAACATCCTCAAGGGTGCGCGTGCCTTTCTTGGCGTCGTAGGCAACTTTTTTCGCAACGTATCCAATGCTAAGACCTTTCGGCCCGGTGCCTTTGAGCATGCACAGCGCACGCTCGGCTTCTGGAATACCTTTGCCGACCCACAACTTGCCGCAGACCTTCAAACCTTTTGCGTCTTCGCGTACCTCGGTGAAGTCACCGATGGGCAAGCTGCGGTCGTGCATCCAGTACATTGCAGGAAGCAACCCTTGGCGCAGATGTCTTTGCCTAGATCAACATTGCCGAACGTGCTGCCGTATCCAACGAATGAACCAACCTCGTCATCTGACGGGTCGGCTTTGAGTTCAAGCGAGAACGGCAATACCAAGTTGTGCATGGTGGCACCTGTGCTTTGCGATAATGCTAGCACACTTCTTTCCGCCGTCTACGGGGTGCGCTACTATTTCGGGACATAGACGACCGTACACCGGCAGTTGATGATCTGCTCAGGTGGTCCATTGGGATCACCTGGGAACATCAGTTTCGCACCGCCGACGGTGAATGGTTGATCCAGCGCCACAGTCTGACCATCTGCATTGAGATGGTCTTCTCGTGTTCTGTCGTCTTCGGTGGCAACCCATTCCTTTACAAGTTCTACCTCGAACTCGTCAGATGCTTGCTCGACTGACATCTGCTGGCCTGTGTTGTGTGCGGCATGCGTCTCTGTTCTTGCGATTGTAAGTGCTCTCCCGGCAGACATTTGGCCAACGTCATCACGAATGCGACGAGCAATATCTCGTGGGGCTTCATTGGCTTCCAATCCTGCGGATATGGCGTTGTTGACCCTGCGCCGTGTGGTCTTGGATATGTCCTCAACCTTTTCTGCGGCGTTTCGATCTGCCCAGCGCACTACCCTTGCGAGCAGTTGTGTCCATGTGTCCAGCTTCTTTCCCTGCTTCCCCGCTACCGTCTTGATGACCGAGCGGGCCCTTGTCGTTCCCGCTTCCGCTGCCATCCGCGACCCTGCCGCTAGAATCCTTCTGAGATTCTGTCGGTGAAGCGGTAACCAACGAGAATCGTCCGTGTAGTTCGCCGCCGCCGCCGCTGCCACTCGCCGAAACTCCTGCGCCAACCTGCGCTGTGTTATCTTTTCCATCCTCTGAATCAGCCGCAGTTGCGCTCTCGCCTCTCGCTTCTTCATCGCTGCGGTTTGTTTTGGCATGGTAATACTCGCGCTCCATGGGTGTGCCGCAGCGAATGCACGAACCGTCTCCGTCATCCAGCCAGCAGTTGCAGCACGGACAGACGAAGCCGGGCATCACTTCTTTGGCACCTTGTCGGTTGAGTCAGATTCCTCGTCTTCATCATCTTCTGGCTTTTCGTCTTCATCATCTTCTGGTTTCTCGTCTTCTGGCTTTTCATCATCAGTAGGCATCGTCTCGTCGCCGTCGATGTCTTCATCTATCGTATTGAGAGGCATTAGACCGGAAGGAATCAATATCTTGTCAGCCTCTGGATCTTGCACCGGCGGCAGTCCGGTAGCGATGCGCTTCTCGTTGGTCGTCATCCATGTTGATTGTGAGATAGCATTCCAGCGCTTCTCGCGCACACCTGCCATGGCCGGCAGTTCTTCAATATACGGAACGATCATCACGTTCTCGCCATACAACGGCGATAGCCATGAGTTCAATCCGTCGCACACATTACCAAGCAGCGGCAAGATCGTGTCTTGATAGAGGGCTTGCCGAGCTTCTTGGTAGTTTGAGTAAGTGCTGTCGCCTGGAATGCCAAGCACCTGCGGAGGCACACCGTAGACGAGGGCGATTTCGCGTGCGCTGACGTGCCGCCCTTCGATCCAGTCCATCTGTGCAGGTGATAGGCTCATGGCCTGCCATTCGAGTCCGCCTTCAAGCAGCATCGGGCGACCAGCGTTTCGTGGTCCTGAGTGGATTGAGTTTAGTTCATCACGGAGCGATGTCTTCTGCTTGTCGGTCAATGTAGCAGGGCCGTTTCCGCTGCCTTTGTAGACCAAAGCGCCACTTGGCCGAGCGCCGTTCTGTGCGAGTCTATTGAGTATGCCGCTGCTTCGAGCGGACTCATGCCATACCAGTCGTCCAACGGGTGAAAGAACTTCATGTGCAGCACTTCGCTCGTGCCTTTGAACGGATCGACGTTCCAAGTCTTTTTAGATCCATTCACTTCGTAGACGTAACCGGCTGGACCGCTGCGGCCTGGAAGAACTTTTGTTCTATCTGGACGGAGTGCCCACAGTTCAAGCGGTGGCTTTCCTTCTGGTCCAACGCCTTCGATGTATGTGTTGCCTGTCAGTTCAAGGTATGCGACCACCGCCTCGAAGAAGGCCGACTTACTGGACCATGGATTTGGCTTTTTGAGTAGCACACACAACGGATGCGATGGGTCTGCTTCTTTTTCTCCAATCATAACTTTGAGCGGAACCTTTGCCGCGCCTCTTGCCACTTCGCTGACCGCTTTGTAAGCGATGCAGTTCTTTCGGTATGCTTCGTCTGCGTATTGGGTTGGGTTTCGCTTGTATCCAACGCCGGAAGTTTGGCCTCCGTATTGGACATAGATCATCGGCGCTACTGCCGACGCTTTTTCTTGTGTTGGAGGGTTGATGCCGAACTCTAGGCCAAAGAGTTTCAGTTTCATATGGACATCTCCAGGCTGAATGCTAGTGGGTTTCTTGAATCTTGGTAGTCAGAGAATCGTCACGCTCGGGCTGCCGTTATCGTGGAGCATCAGTTCGGTCAGTGCCCAGACCAAGGCGTCCATTCTATCGGGTGATTTCTTGGATGTTGCCGGGTCGTAGGTCGTCATCTGGTCTTCGAGCGTCGGAAACTGCCCGACGTGATGCACTTTGCCCTGCTCATAGAGGGCGGCAATAGGCTCGGCGCGTATAGCCTTGCCCCTGGTTGCGGTGACCGATCGGTAGGAAGCGTGCGGGTTTACGGTGCGGATGGTAGCCTCTACCAGATCGCCGCCGTTGTTAGTTTCGGCAATGATCCGGTCGGCACCGTTCGCCTCGTACCAGTTGCATGCAGTGGTCGCCCATTCATTGGCTACCATGATGCCAGACAGATCGGACATGACGTAGGCATGCCCATCCTCACCAAGCCCTGCACCGATGATACCAGTCTCGTCACTGTCTGGCCTGGATGTCACTGCTGGGTCGATGGCGACAACGATGCGGCGCATGGCTGGAGCATTCCGCACCCTGAGCGATTCGATTGTGCGACCAGACCACAGTGCGCCTGGGTTATCTTCCAGTAGCTCGGCGTTGATTTCCTGCCTGCCGAGTCTGGTGCCTTCATACTTCTGAAGGATCTCGGACAGGAAGTTGGCAGCAAGGTTGCCAGCGTTGTCGTAGGTGGTTCCACCTGTCACGATGCAATCGGAGCGCTTCATCAACTCGCGGATCAGTGCCGTTGGTCTTGGTGTTGTGGTAACGCACACGCTTGGATGCGGACCGATACGCATGCCCATCATTGCATTGTCCCACGTCTCGCGGTCGTAACGCCACGCAGCCATTTCGTCTGCCCAGATTGCTGAGTGCTGTGGACCACGCAGTAGGTCTGGTTCGTCTGCTGAGTAGGTGTTCGCAATCGCGCCACTCTTGAATGTAATGCGACGCTTTGACGACTCATAGACAGGCTTTTCGTCATCAGAGAAAACGCTGAGAACGCCGCTTGGACCTTCGACCATAACATCGCGCAGGTCTGCTGCTGTGCGTCCGATCAGTGCCATGCGCTCGTCTTTGTTCCTAGACTTGCTGCGTATCCATTCTGCACCTGTGCGAGTCTTGCCCCATCCACGACCTGCCTTGATGAGCCACACATTCCAATCGCCTGGAGGTTCCATCTGTTCCGGTCTTGCCCAAACTGGCCAAGCATAGATCAGAAGGTTCGCAGGCACACCGCTCAGGATGGTGCGCCGTTCGTATTCAGTCAGTGATGCCAGCCGCTCAGCTATGCTCTGTGCCACTGGCAGCCTTGTTTTCTTTTGCGCTGGCAAGTTTCTTGAATCGTGATTCGAGCAGTTCTACAAGGCGCGAAGTGTTGAACTCGTCCGGCTTGGCTTCCTCGAATACGATGCCGGTAGTCTCTCGCCATCCACCCTGGCACTTGAGGAAGAAGATCAGCGCAGACACATTCGGTCTGCGTCCACTGTTGGCGTCACCGATGGCAAGATTGTAAAGAACACCGCCGGCATTCTTGACTGCCTTTGCGCGACCTTCGTTATAGTAATTCGTCATCCATCGGCGCAGACTTCTTTCC